GGGCAATGATTACCAATACAACTAATCCAACAAATCCACCATTTCCTAATGAATTTACTAGAGCAGTCAAGTTAGCAACTACATCCATTCCAAATACAGTACCGCCTGTTAAAACGTACCATAAAATAGTAATTGGAAGAATCGCCATCATGATTCCCATTAAACCTCCGAAGAATCCTGTAATATATTTTATTACGTTATCCATTTTTGTCTCTCCTTGTTTTTGGTTTTTAGCTAGCATTTGTTATTTAATAATTAAAATTTAAGACCGAAACCTAACATTAAGTTAGTAGTCTTTTCTCCAGTTGAGTAAACCACTTTAGGGTCTACAAATACGTTATTACGTATAGTGAACATTTTACCTAGACCGATCTTTAAGTTATCTGTGTCTAAGTCTTTCGCTGCAGCATATACAAAATATCCTTTTACAAAGTATCTTGCATGGAAGTCCATTACCATATCTACAGTCGAGTCTGCTTGGGATACTGACAGACCTACCATTAGGTTGTCCATTACGCCATATCCAACAGTTGGAGCCAAAGCCCATTCTGTCCAAGCAACGTTTGCAACATCACCAGTACCAATGTACCAGTCTCCTTTAGTTTGAGCTTGTGTACTTAAAAAAGTTGCGCAAGCTAAAACAGCTGTTAAAATAATTGTTCTCATAAAATTTCCCTCTTTTTCTTTTTTGTTAATAATACTTGCTAGCTATTGGTTAATAATTTGGCCGATTGGCCGTTGTCAAAATTAAATATACTAAATTTTACATCTAGATATTTATCCTTGCTTCTTGATATTTCTTGAAAGTCTCTGAATATTCCTTTTTGATTACGTTGACAACCTTCGTTATATACTGAGTTCTAGTGTTTGTCATTTCTCTAATCATAATATACAGTGCTTTCTTATTAAAGTTTTCTATATTTTCTCGTTCTCTAAACAGTTCTAAGACGGCATAGGCTATTTTTCTATCTCTATCGCTCTTAAAAACTGTAGGTATTTTCTTGTCATAATGGTCAATGAAAGCTTCCATAAATGCAGCTCTTTGTTCATCAAACTCTTTTTTCATTTGCTCATTTGTTAAGTCTCGTTGTGTATCTATTACTACAACTGGAGCTTTTTCTTTTAATGCCTTGTAGTTTTTATTATTGTTTTGTATTAAATAATTTTTAGCAACTATACTAAAATATGAAAAAGCTTTACCTTTTCCTTCTACAAACTTAGGTAATTTTTCAAGCATAAATGCTACTACCTCTTGTTTAAGTTCTCTTGCTCCATAATCAAAATAATAAAACTTAAACGTATGAATTATATTTTCTGAAAGTTTATCTAGAGCTTTATGTATATGCTCATTAAAAACTTTATTTCTTAATTTTTGGTCTGGCTCTTTATTGTAGGCTATGATAGCAGCTTCTGTAATAGGTGTAAAATACATTTTGTTTTTTCTTGGTCGACCTCTTCTTTTACCTTTTCGCTGTTCTTCAAAGATTCTTCTTTCTTCTTCTTGTTGCCTTTCTAAGTCAAAGTAAAATTGTTGTACTGCTGATAGTTTTTTATTCATCTTGTTCCTCAATACTTTTAATTACATCAGCTATTTGCTTAAACGTTTGACCTACTTCATCATCATTTTCAAATATACCCTTTCTATCTATAGCCCTAATTCTTGCTAAAATTGCAACCAAACTTTGTTGAACTTCAATAAGGCTTTTATCTGAGGTTTCTACGGCTTCTTCATATCCTTCTAACTTTTGTAGAAGATTATATACACCATATCCTAAAATTAAAACTACGATAGATAATATAACAATTGTTAATATCACTTAGTATCTCCAAATAAGTCCTTAAATAAATCTTGTGCACTTTCATTTGCACTAGATATTTTAGGTGCTTTTTTCTTAAATGTTGGAGTACTATTTTTTACTAAAGGGGCCGATGCTTGTACTCCACCTTTATTCCATCTTTCAAACTCAATCATAGATGCCATGTGGTCTGCTTGATGTAGTAATAATGGCATGTGATTTCTAAGCTTTCTGTCTTTATCCCAAGTTTTAAGATATGTAGCATTACCATCGTCATATAATCCATCATGAGTCATTATAGCTATCATTTCATTTTGAGAATATTTTATACCAAACTCTTGTAATAACCATAAACTACGATGAGGTACAGACATATTTTGAATATCAGGATTGACATTGTATATTTTACCTTGATTCTTTCTGTGCCATTCACTAGGATTTGGTACATAATATTCATGGTTCATATCACCAATTTTACCAAGGTCGTGATTAAGTGCAGAAAATGCAAGTTCTTCTGTTGTATAACCACTCATATCTGCTCCCATCTTTTTCCATAAGTTATATAAGTTGGCAGAACATTCCATAACTCTTAATACATGGTCAACATATCCACCAATAAAACAGTTATGAAAGTGTTCTATACCAGAGGCTGGTGCCATCATCATGCGATCGGCAAAGCCATTGTACATTTCTAAAAGAGCTCGTTTTCTTTCACCATCAAAATTGTTGTCAATCTTTGATAGTAGATTATTCCAGTTTTCTAATAATTGTTGTTCTGTTAAATTCATATTATCCTATTATATCTATTACACCTAATTCTAAAGCATCTTCAGCGGTTAAGTAAAAGTCTGACTTCATCTTTTCTTCCCACCATTCAGCTGGTTTTTTTGTTTTTTCACCAAGTAAAGCATAAATTTTAGATTCTACAGACTTAGAATATTCTAAACCTGCTCTAACATCAGATAATTTACCTTGTGAAAATGTAGATCCTTGGTGAAACATAATTGTTGAGTGCTTTGATGCAGCTCTTTGTCCTGTTCCACAAGCTAAAATTATTGCTCCTGCAGATTGTGCTGAACCTCTACAGATGGTATTTACTTTAGTATCTATAATCTCCATAAAGTCTATAATACCAAACATCTCAGATACATCACCACCAGGAGAGTTAATAATTAAATTTAGAGGTTCTTCTTTATATTCAGGTCCTCTTTCTCTAATAATAACCCTAACTCTAGTCATAAAATCAAAAAGAGTATATTCAGCAATTTCACCCACTAAATATAATACACTTTCAGGAATATATACTCCTCGTTCAGACTCTTCCCAAATAGTATTAGGAGGAGGTAGTGCTACAGTCTCTGATTTTGCCTGTTTGCCAGGTAATTCTCTTTCCATATCTTCGTCGTATAATGCCATATTAGTCAAATAATAATTTTAGTTGTTTTTTATCTTTTTCGAGGTTTTCATCATCTATTTTACCAAATGTTTCTCTAACAGATGTTTCATGATAACCTATTGCATGAGCCATTCTTATACACATAACCTTAAATTGATTACAGGTCATATCTTTAGGAAGTTCAAACCTTATTTCTTTAGCTTCTTTTGTGGATCCACCTCTTTGGTAAATCAATCTATTTGTCATATTTATCAACATATCAGTTCTCAAGTTTATTGTTGTAATATGTTAAATATAAACAAAAAAATCTACATGGTAAAATGTTTAGTAAGTTTTTTTCCAATACTCTTCTGAGTCAAACTTTCTTGGAAACTTTCCAGCTAATATTCTAGTCTCATACTTAATAGCTTTATCTAGGACTTTTTTGTCCTTTTTCCATCGTAACTTTTGTATATCTTTTTTAAGTTTATATAACCTTCTTCCAGCTTCTAGCTTTATTTTTTCTTTATCTTTTTTAGTTAATCTATTGCCTTTATCTTTTACTTTACTAGGCTCTAAAGTACCCTTTAATTCAGGTTGTTCTATTCCTCTATGAAAAACTGTTCCATCTTTATCTACAAATACAGCCATCCATTTCCAACCTCTTGGTCGACCTGAAGATTTCTTTAGAGTTACATCTGGTCCACCAAATTGTTCATATAATGATTCTTGAACACAAATAGAACAAGTTACGGCTTGAGTATCTTCACTGCATTTTGTCATTACACCACAAACTTTACATTCCATGTGGCGATACATAGCTCCCTTTTTTTCATTCCATTTTGTACCTGGTAAATATTCAACTCTATATTGTTCCATAACTATTCCTCTATAAATTTTTATTTCCTAATGGTCTATATACTCCATCAGAACCTTTAATCATTTGTGTTCTATCTTCACCATAATCTTCACCATAAAGGTCATCTTTAACTTCTTCTATTTTTTCCTCTTCAACGTCGGTTGTTTTAATATTTTCTTCTAAGTCATCTACAGCTAAATCTTGTTCCTCTATATTTGGTTCGTACCAAGATTTTGGCATTGGATATGGTTTATTAAATTCCATTCCATCTGGTACTGACATTTCAATATCTTTAGGTCTATTCATTGCAAAAGCCATGTTTGCAGCTACAACTAATGCAATTGCTAATGGGTCAAAAACAAATATAATCATCAACAAGAACCAATTTACAACTGTATTCATATCTTTACCTGTAGTTTCTGCTAGATATTTTAGTGGTCCAAGTTCTCTTTGTTCTTCATTGCCTATTTGTTCATTTAGAATTACCATATCTGTGTTTGTAATAGAATCTGTTATGGCTTCTAATTTTAGGTTAACTTGATTTCTATCATTTAGAGTTCTAGCTAATTCATCTTGTAAAGCTCTTCTTGCTGAACTTGATGTTGTAGTAATAAGTTGTCCTGATTCTTTATCAATATATTGTACTTGTGCAGGATTAGAAAGAGATATTCTTAAATCAGAAATAGACTTAGTTAAACCAGCCTTTTCTATTTTAAGGTCTTCTTTTGCCTCTTCAAATCTTACCTGTTTTTGTTCTAATATCGCTAATGATTTGTCTAATAACTCTGACTTAGTTGCAGTATCTTGATAGGCACCAGATAGGAAACCATAAATACCACCACTAGTAATTACCATTAAAACAAAACAAGCAATAGCTAAATACATTCTAAGTACTTTATTTATAGTATCCCAATATTGGTATAATAAAGATGCAACCACAAGTTTTGCAAATTCAAGACTACCTGCCATAATAATAACCTGTAAACTGGCTCCTGCAAATAGCTTACTCAATCCATAGACTGAATAAAATGCAGCTGAACCGGAGACAGCTAATGCCGATAAGGCTATTAAATATGGAAGTAACTTATCCTTCATACTCTAAATTTACGTTATGTTCTGCTTTTTTTAATAGTTCTTTTATTTGTACGAGTTTTTCTACAACAAAAGATTCGTCAGCCTTTCTAGCTCTAACAGCATTTTCTAAACTATATGTTAGTTGGCTTGCTCTTTCTAATAAATTTGATACTTGTCTTTTTGACTTCATAATTGTTCTCCTTATATAACTATACGCCTTTAGTTAAAAATAAATAGGTGTATATCTTGTCTCCATGTGGACTTGTTTTACAACGTTCTTCTATAAAAAAATTACCTCTAGATATTAGAAGCTCTTTTACACTTTCTAGCTTTTTAATATCTCTACTACTTATTGCTAATTTATCACCAATCATTTGTACAGTGAGATATTTACCTGCATCTAGAGGATAATATTTTATATTTCTAGGTGTATGCTGCTTTTCTTCAATGACCTTTAATTTTTTAATAAACGACAAAACGTCTTTAGGTCTAATCAATCTTTTGTTTTCAACCAGTCTTGTCATATAATATTCTACTTCTGAATGGTGTAAAGTGCACCACCATACATCAAACTTATTTGCGTCATTTTCAAATAGTTCTCTCTTATCTTGCTTATCTACTAATCTCCAAACTTGGTCAGACATAATATCAGACTCATTGTCTTCCACAAAATCTATATATTCTTCAGCTGCTTCTTTAGATAGTGATTGGAAAAAGTCAACAAACTCAGAAAATTTATCCATTACAGGATCAGGTTTAGGCACTCTAAACAACTTATCAGTTTGTAAAGGTGAAATACGTGACAATAAGTTATCTATCTCCAATTTACTACTAACTTTCCAAAAGTCAGAGTTTGGATT